TATAGTCAGCCATTATTTTCTCTTTGACTTTTTGATTTGGAACTTGGCCATATAGACATAGATAGTTTCGAGGCTAACTCCGCATTCTTTAGCAACTTCATTAGGAGTTTTCTTATCAAGGTTTATCCTTTTCTTTAGCCATGCTTCACTTGTATATAACTTCATTTTATCATCACCCTTGCTTTTTGTCAACGTTATGAGGCTCGTCAACTAACTTGTTCCAGTTTTTAACTGAATACCAACCTATAGCAACTGCATCTGCTACATCGTCATCATCTATATTTGTACTAAATTCAATATTAACTATTCTTATAGTTCTTTGCTTTCTTTTTTCTCTTTCCTTTTGCTTATACCAAGAAAATGAATGACCTGGATTTGCTCCTTTAATCTCTTCCTTTTCTTGCTTAGTTAATTTTTTATTGCCGATCCAATTTTGCCAAGCAACTGGTGAGCAAGATACTACAGTTCTATTTCCAGACATCTGAGAAGATCCTATGATTGCACCTTGAACTATAGCAAGATTAATAGCAGTTTTTTGTGAGTTAGTATAAATTGCAGATTCAATAACTACTGCATCTATATCAAAATCTTTTAAAAATGGAATTAATTTTCTACAAGCATCTCCTGTTTTTTCATAAACATGTCTGCCGTGAAAATTAATCTTTCCATACTTTTTTAAAACTCCATCAACGTATACTGAAAAAGCCATAGAGTTAGTTGATGCATCTATAGCAAGAATATTTTTAGGCTGACCTATATATAATAATTTATTTTTCTTCATAATCAAAATAATCCTTTAACTCTTTAATAAACTTATCTACCTTTTTATCATTTACTAAACAAGAATTGCAAAAGCCAGCATCGTTATAAACACTAATCAAAGTATTACAACCCCCAGCACATCTTCTTTCTTTTCCAACCCTTGCTTTAAATTTTGAAATTTGATATCTTTCAACAATTTTTTTCTTAGTTGATTCAGCACGACATGTTGGTGAACAGTAGATTTGATTTTTACTAACTGTATCAAATGAATCATCACACCATTGACATATCTTATTGCTCAATTTCTTTTCTTCTCTCAATTTTTATTACACCTGTCTCCCTAGAGTCACATACCTTTTCTAGTGGGCAAGATCCACAAACCTTAGAACCTACACGATATGCTCGTTCTGGAAGTTGTTTATCTTGAAAAGCCTTGTATGTTTTTTGCATCCAATCAAATAGATAATCAATAAACTCTACGTGCTTTTCGTTAGCAACTACTGGAACAACACATATCTCATGAGTATTTTTTGATTCATAAACAATAGCCCCAACCTTTTGCTTTAGTATTTTCATATAAATTAAAAGTTGTTCTATATGATAAGAACTTGCATGTCCATTGTTTTTATGATATTGGAACGCTTCATCTTTAGTGGTTTTGATTTCAAGTAAAACTAATTGATCATCTAAACTAACCATAGCATCTGCATAACCAAATATTGGAGGATCGCTATGAGTGATTTGCTTTTCACTCCATTCCAATATACCCTGAGCATCTAAAGCCTTTTGGATTCTTTCATGGCTAGTAGTACCAGTATTCATATTTGCATAATTAATACCAGTATTCTTTTCTTCCCATTCATTACCCTCAAATGCTAAGTACCAGTATCTTGCACAATGTCCTTGTCCAAAAACAATAGTAGAAGGACTAAAGGTTTTCTTCTGAGTAAATCCAGATTTAGTATTAACTTTAAACTGACCTTCTTCTATATGGTCAGCAATTTTAGATAAATCTACTTGACTTTCTTTTTTCTTTACAATCTTACTAACTAATGATTTAGCCATTAGAATGTCCTAACGTTATATTTAAGGGCATCGACTAGTTTATCGATTGCTTCTCTCATTGCATAGTACATATTCTTTTTTGCTCTATCATCTTTCTTGACGTGCGAATACCAAGCAGCCAGCATAGCAAACTTAGCAGCATAAGCCTGTAGTTGTGTAATTAATAATGTAGCCTTTGCTGGAGGAAGATCTGGGTTAGATATTAATTTAGCAACAATAACTAACGCCTTTGTCAATTCCTCGTCATGCATATAGTCTGATATCTCGTTAAACTCTGTGACCTTATTCAATAACTCTACTGTAGTTTCCATTACTTCTTCTCTCTTAGTTGTTCAAATACTTCCCACTCTATTATAGCAAGCCTAATCTTTTTTGTCCCCTCACCAAGAACTATCATAAGTGCTGGATCTTTTGATCTATCAACACTCATGGTGTCCATAACAATCTTTGACCAAACATCTTGATTAATAGAAAATGATTTAGAATATTCTTTAACATCTATTACAAAATCTTCATTACTACCGTCTGCCTTTACCATACCCCTACCAGAATTCTTATGTTGTTTGGCATTAATACGCTTTAATTCTCCACGCTCAGACATTAGTACCCCTTAGATGGAAATACAACTTTAGATAAATGTTTTTCTGCACACATCCAAGTTAATTCCCTTTTCTCTGTATATAGTCTTGCTGTTTTAACTATTGCCTTACATTCATGGCATACAAAACTGCCATTATATAAACTATAATTATTGTTCAAGTAGTGCTTCTAACTCTTTGGCTTTATCTGGGTTCTCTTTTAGGTATTCAACAACTTTTGCTCTACCCTGAAATCTTTCTCCAAGAACCGTATACCAAGCCCCACCCTTTTCAATTACTCCATAAAATTCTGCAGTATCTACAAGATCTGCAACCTTGTCTACACCAACTACGTCTGCATCAAAATAGAAATCATATGAACCACCAATAAATGCTGGACCAGTTTTATTAAAATCAATGTTCCAATTTACAGTTCTACCAATTTTAGATTCTATAACCTTATCACCTACTGTAGTTTTTCCTTTAATTGCTTGATTCTCTGATTCACTTGACCATAACTTTACAATTGTGCTAGAGAAAAACTTAACGGCATGTCCACCAGTTGGTTGATGACTTGCATACATTGCACCAATATTATTTCTTTGTTGAGATATTAATATTAGTAAAGTTTGATTATCTTGATTATTTGCATAGTTAAGCATCTTAACAGCGTTAGTCATATCCCTTGCTTCTGCACCTATTTGCTTTGTATTCTCAAGTTGTTTTAGTTCTGTAGAATCTTTTTCAAAGTAAATAGCAGGAAGCAGTGCAGATATTGAATCTACAATTAATACATCAACCTTTACTTTCATTAGTTGAGTAGCAACATCAACCATATCATTAACTGTTCTTGCTTCTGAGTAAATTAATTTATCTGTATCTACCCCAAGTTTTCTAGCCCACTCTGGATCAAATGATTGTTCTGCATCTATCCAAGCACATAACTTGCCGTCTTTTTGTGCTTCAGCAATCATCTGTAAACAGAATGATGATTTACCAGCAGACTTGTTACCCCAAATTAAAACCTGTCTTCCATATGCAAATCCACCCTTTAATGCTTTTGTTAGTCCAATGCTTGGTGTCTTTTGTTTGTTTACTTCTACATCTGTTCCTATACTTAATTTTTTTCTTAAACTAGGATCTAGTTGTGATAATAATTCATCTATTAATATCATTGACCTACCTCTTTCAGTGTTTTAGTTCCGTCTTTTGTTAGATCGAAAATCATTTTATTTGCTTTACCTGGTTCACATTTCATGTATGCTTGAGAAAACATTGTTGGGAATACAACTATAGATTCCATATCTCTTGAGGCATCTGCAACTATCATATTTGCCATCTTCTTTCCTGCTTTTGTTACTCTAGGCTTAAATGATAGCACATATTTCTCATCATTGCCATATGGTAAAGATTTATAATTTAAAAACTTAATTAATGGATTATTAAATTTTTGTTTAATTTCATCTACAGGAACTGCTTCCATAATTCTATTTGCAGCAACTGCAATAATATAAGTTCTTCCTGGTTCTATTTTTGTTTCTTCATCATCAAACATACCTATTAAACCTGTATTATCCATTAACTCTACCCTTGACCAGCCTTTACCACGCTTAATCTTCTTTATAACACCCATTAAAATAAATACATTCTCTTCGTCAAAATCTTCTACACTACTTAGATATGCATAAAAGTGAGGTGGAACTGTTGTTTTAAATTCTGGCAAGTTTAAATATTCATACAGATTTTCTTTTACCTTTACATCATCTCTAGGATTATCATCAAATGTTAAAGCACCTAATGCATCTAATGCTTGTACTGCTCTAGAATTAATTCCACTACCCTTTTTAGATGCAAGAGCAACAAACTCTGCTTTTGTTTTATAAGGTCTGTAGGCAATAATTTTTTGAGATACTCCATCAGATATCCACTTAATTGCAGATAGTCCAATTCTAATTCCCTTACCCTCAATTTTAAAATCACTATTAGATTCATTGACGTGAGGAAGTTTAACTGAAATATTCATACGTTTAGCCTCGATCAAGTATTCAGTTCTAGCATCTTTATCCTGTTCATTCTTTAGTAATGAATACATGAATTCAGTTGGATAGTAATACTTTAACCATGCTGTCCAGTAAGATAATGTTGAGTATGCAACAGCATGAGACTTATTAAATGAATACCCTGCGTGTGCCTCAAAGTCGTGCCATAGTTCTTCTGCTTTAAATGGAGTGATATGCTTTGATGCACCAACAACAAATCTATCTTTAAACTCATCAAATTCTTTAGCATCTTTTTTCTTACCAATAATCTTTCTAACTTTATCAGCATCTGCCATTGTCATACCACCAAGATGTACGCAAGCCTGCATAACTTGTTCTTGATATAGAACACACCCATATGTATCTTTTGTGAACTCTTGCATAATAGGATGAATATATTCTGTAACTTGCTTGCCATGCTTTCTAAGTAGATAGTCTTTACCAATTGTATTCATAGCACCTGGTCTTACAAGAGCATTAGAGGCTGCTAACTCATCTAGATTAGACACATTCATCTTTACTAAAAGGTTTGTGTATGGCGTTGCTTCGCACTGGAACACACCTTTAGTTTTTCCTTCTGACAACATTTCATAAACATGCTTATCATCTAGTGCAATTTCATTTAATCTAATTGTAATCTTATGACGTTCCTTAATTGCTTTCAATGTATCGTCAACCACTGTTAATGTTTTTAAACCAAGAACATCAAGTTTAATCAAACCAATATCTGCCGCTTCTTCCATGTCTACAGCAACTACAGGAATACGATCTTTAGTTCCTGGAGAAGTTCTTGTTTCCATTGGTGCATATTTAAATATAGGTTCCTTTGCAGTTACAACACCTGCAGCGTGAATACCTGTTCCCCTAATGCGACCACGTAACTGCTCTCCATATATAACAACTTCTGGATATTTTAATCTAAACCACTGTGCTGTTGAAGACTTAGTAAAATCATCCCAATCATCTACAGTTTTTAAAACTTTATTAACATCTGCTAAAGGTATATCAAATGCTCTAGAAACATCTCTTACAATACCCTTTCCTTTAAACATTAAGAATGTAGCAATTGAAGCAACATTTTCATATTCTTTTTCTAAGTACCCCTTAAGTTCATCACGTCTTGAATCTGCAATATCAGAATCAATATCTGGAAAGTCATTACGTTCTGGGTTTACGAATCTAAAAAAGAGTAAATCATATTCCATTGGATCAATCTCAGTAATACCTAATGCATAGCAAACTAAGGATCCTGCAGCAGATCCACGACCTGGACCTACTAGAATACCTTGACCTTTAGCCCAATTTAACATATTACTTACAATCAAAAAGTATGGAGCAAAATTTTTGTTTTCAATAATATCTAGTTCTTCTAATGCTCTATCTAAGTATTCATCTTTGTGTGCAAGGCCTTTATCAGTTAACCCTTTCATTACCAAATCTCTTAATGTTTTATTAGGGCTATCTACTTTTGTCGGTAGTAAATCTAATCCTGATTTAATATCATATTCTTCTACCTTATTAGCAATCTCAATAGTATTGTTATAGATATCATCTCTATTAATACCCTGCATATTCATGGCTTGCTTCATCTCTTCGTAAGATAATAAATGGATATCAAATGTTCTAAAAGACATCTGTCTATCTTCGCCATATAAGTAGTCAAGTCTTTTCATAACATCATCTATCTTTTGAGATTTTTCAAACTTGATATCTTTTTGTAACTTAGCATGAGTATTTAAAAGTAACATAATTTCTTGAATAATCTTTTGATCTTTAGTAGCATGATGACAGTCTGGAGTAACTACTGATTTAATTTCCATACTATCTGCAATTTCAAGTAGTTCAATATTTAATTCTTTAGGATTATGTGGCATAACTTCTACATAGAAGTCATCTTTAAATACATCTTTAAACCATTTCAATAATCTTTTGGCTTCTGCATATTCTTTATGCTCTAAGGCTTTGGCAATCAAACCAGACATACAGGCAGATAAGACAATTAAGCCATCTTTATATTTTTCTAATACCTCAAAGTCAATTCTAGGTTTTTTATAGAATCCTTCTGTCCAACCTATTTCATTTAACTTGTTTAAATTTTCTATACCTTGTTGATTCTTTGCAAGAATAACAATATGATTATAAATTAAGTCTAGAGGATTATTTCCTCTTTCTGCTTTATCTCTTTTGTCAAATCTATTATGGGTAATATAGCCTTCTATACCAAGAATTGGCTTTATACCCTCGGCTTTTGCTGCACGATACATTTGACGATGTCCAGATAGTGCACCATGATCTGTAATGGCTATGGCTTGCATTTCGTTTACTTTAGCACGTTTGCAATACTCTTCAGGTGTTGCCACGCCATCCATTAATGAATAGTGTGTGTGGACGTGCAGAGGTACGTAATTCAAACCATAGCCTTTCAGTTATTTACCAGTCAACGGATGTTGAGGTAGCGGGATTATCAAATCCCAAGTAAAATGCTTCTTGTTCTGCGTACGGAACTTTTTTCAAAGCATTCTCAATATTTGGAAATTCGAATTTGGACCAATCAAATGGTTCAGCATCTTGTTTCAATGGAATTAAAGTATAGGTTGTTTCTGTACCTTTTCCATTTCTTTTTAATTTCCAAGACATATTAGATAGACTTGATGATTCAGAAGCGTATTCTCTGATTGTATTAAATGTCGCAGATTTTGAAACACCCATGCTCCATACTGCAATGTATGGTTCATTGATTCCATCATCTACTAAAACATTTGTATAAAAACGAAGACGTGCTGACCATCCTGCTTTAGGATCTTTACGGTGCATTTCTTCTGCCCAGTCTTTTCCTTCTGTATCCATAGTATCTACAGCCTTACGCTTGTAGTCTTTTGGATTTGTGTGTTCCTTTACAACAATAGCAAGTCCACGCTTTTCATCATAGTGTGGAGAGTCTGCATCTAATTCGCTTACAAATCGAATTTGAACACTTTGACCATCATCTAGTTTTAGCCACTTTATCTTTGGGCTGTTTGAATCATATTTTGGCTTATCAAGTGCAGCCTCAATATTTTTTAGTCCTTTTATAATTGACATACTTTTTCTCCTTAATGTTTTGCTCTGTATATGAGCAGTTATCCTAGTTTAGCATAGAGTATAGTAGATTGTCAAACTTATCTACGAAAGACTTTAAGTCTTCATCTGACAGATCTGAAACATCTTTTATACCCTTTGGAAGTTCAGGTGCTACACATCCTGATCCAAAAAAATCTATCATTTTTTTAGACATATTTTTTCCAGCCTCATCATTATCTCCTAAAACTATAACTTGATTAAAGTATTGTTTTAAAAGTTTTCTTTGTTCTTTTGATATTGTTGCACCCAAAGTAGCAACTGCGTGGACTCCGACTTGTTCTAATCTTATTGCATCAAATGATGACTCTACAACAAATACCTTGTCATGTCTTTTTGCTCTTTGTAAATTAAATAAAGTTTTACTTTTTTGTAAACCAGGAGTATTCTTAAACACCTTACCTTCTACCGATCTTCCAACAAACCCAAGACACAAACCATCTGGGGAATAAACAGGTATAGTAACCATATCTTGCTTATCTGAATATCCTAGTTTATACTTAATGACACTTTCTTTAGTTATCTTTCTTGACTTATAATAATCTGCTGCTCTTTGCATACTCAAAGCATTACTATTTAATTTATCTATCATCTCAGAATCATACTCTTCAAAATCTATTTTCTTTTCAAGCATCTCTGTAACATTCTCTAAAATATTTTTACTATCTGATTTTGAATCAATAAGTCTAGCAGCCTCAAAGAATGATCTACCAGATGCTTCCATTATAACTTCTTCTAAATTTTTTGTTTCCTGACAAGCAAAGCAATAAAACATTCCATTAGTTTTATGAACTTCTGCTGCTGGGGTTCTATTGTTACTGTGAAATGGACAAAATATAATAAAGTCTATATCTACTTCTGATACTATATCTATTCCAGATGCTAGAAGACTTCTTCTGATTTGAGATTCTGAGTAGTAGTTGATGTTATAACTTGGTTCTTGTCTATTCCCTTTACGCATTTTGCTTTCTTCTTTCCAACGTATACTCCATAAACTGATAGTTTAAATTCAAATGTCTTTCCATTATAACTGATTGTGAAGTCTGGGTCAATGTCATATCTTGGAACATATCCTTTGTTTCTCATACCGTTGCAGACCATGTTAATGTATTGATCTTTTATCTTAGGAATTTTTGCATCATCAAAGATCTCACCCTCTAAACCAAATTTAGTAATCTTACGATGATTGTATGACATACCTAAATTATATCAATGGTATTTAAGATGCCCCCTCATTATCCTTATACATAAATCTTCCAGAGTCAAAGTCAATATCAATCATAAATTCTCCAGAAAAACCATGTCTATTCTTTCTAAAAATACATTCTAGAATACTACTGCCTGCTGCTCTACCCAATGCTAATACCCAATCAGCATCATAGGCTAACTGTCTAGACCAAGCAACTTGACCTAAAGATGGAACACTATACATATCAGTAGCATCGTCTGGGGTTGCGGATGCAATAGCAACAATAGGAACTTGTTCGGATATTGCAAGGATCTTTAACTCTCTAGAAATATTTTTAATCTTTACTACTTCATTATCTGTATAGTTGTTTGATTGCATTAATTGAATATAATCAACGAATACTATATCTGGAGAATATTGATCTACTTTACCCCTTAAAACTGATGGGCTAACTTCTCCCAATCCATCGTTAGATACAATATGAAATGGTGGCATATTCTTCAAATGTTGATCTCCCCATAATTTAAAAGATTCTGGATCTACAACTCCAGCACTTAACTTTCTATGTGAAAACATTCCTTGTCCCATAATTGTATATACACGATTACGAACTTCTGTCTCTGTCATTTCAAGAGATAGGACTAATGGTTTTCTTCCGTTCTTCCATGCTTGAACAGCCATAAAAAGTGCAAGCCAAGACTTGCCAATAGCAGGATAAGCAAGAAGGATACCAAACTGACCAGGAGCAATACCCGCTGGAAGATAGTTATCAAAACCCGCAAGACCTGTTTTAATACCTGCAAGACCTTTTTCATTCATCTCCTTAACATGTTTGTAGTAAGCAAGAGCATCTTCAATGTCAACTGCATCAACATCTCTAATGTCTGCCGTAATTCTTTTTAATTCAGAAGTCTTAGTAATAATACTATTAAGGGCTTCGTTTGGTTGATTATTTTTTAATTTACTAGCAGTGTCCATTAATACATTACTTAAACTACTTTGTAAATGCTCAGTTCTTAATTCTTCAAGATGATGTTTGGTTCCACCAATTTCTCCTGCAGGATCAAAGTCTCTAAACTTTTCTACAACTAAATCAATTGGTGGTACGGAACTATTTTGTTCTTGATAATTTCTAATAAAATCCCATACATCTTTATGGGTCTTAAATAAAGAATCTGGATTTGCTTGAAGCAATACATGTATCTGTTTATCTTTCAGTACAGCAGATAATACCTTGCCTTCTAACTCTGCTGACATTAATTCTCCAACCATTTCTTCGCCTGACTGCGAAGCACCGATCTAATTCTAGCATCTTCTGCTCTTATAGTCAAATTTTTAAATACCTTATCTGCATGATTTGTAAACCATTTCCAATCTGGAGTTTCTGAAACTTCAAAATAATAATCAATCATATCGTAACAAACATCTAATCCGTAAGAGTCAATGAGTGATTGAGATGCCCACTGCTCTACATGTATATTTATGTTTAACTTTATATCTTTTTCAGATGCAAGTTTTTTAAATCTAGTTATTAGTGCGTATCTACTCTTACGATCAGCCACTACCCTAGTTCTTTCTTCGCATCCTCAATTTTTTCTACCACTTTTGTTTCTACAAACTTATAGACACGTTCCATAGCATCTTCGTGATTCTCTCCATCACGAACAAAGTCTGTACAACCTAAATCAACTCTAAGGCTTTGAAAGTTTCCTAAATTTAATGTGTAACCCAATGTTACATTTACTGTTGTCTTGTCAATCATTGACTACCACGTTTCTTCTTGCCATACAGGAATGAACCGCCCATCCTCTGTCTTCGTATATAACATTATACTATCTCCTATCAAAGAACGCAACTCCTTCTCTGTAACAAGATCTTTACGAGGAGTAATTCTTCCATCTTTTCTAGGTCTTCCTTTATGTATTGTAGCAAGAACTGCACGAATTGTAAATAGGTCATCTTCTGAAAAATAAGACATTTGTTGAAACTTTCTTTGACCACCTGGGGTAGTTCCAACTGGTGGAGATATTAGTCCTAAATCAATCCATCTTTCCATTTGCATTCTTGATCTTCTAAATATTTTTAAAGTACTGCCCACATTAAAGGCTCTTCTTCTATGTTTTTTAAAATCACTATACAACATGGTTTGTTCTTTATCTAGATTAAAATTATAAAGTTCACATATATCGTTTGCTCTATTATAATGTAATAGTCTTACAAGATTCTTGTCTAAAAAGAATATAGCCTTACTTGGTTTTATTTTTTTTAGATCGTGCTGCCTAATCTCTTCGCTCTTATCTTTTCTGAATTCATTATCCATGCTGCTCTTTTACCATGTCTTTCTGGGTTTTGATACATCTCTCTTTTTCCACAAGCCAAACAATATAGTTCTAAATGATTATGTGATAAAAATACTCTGTCAACAAACATTCTTCCTTTGTTGCACTTTAAGCACTTTATCATACTTTTCCTTAATTTAAATGTTATAAGATTATATCACAAATTAGGTAGGAATACCTAATGCGATTACGTTAATGCTAATATTAAGACCACCAGATAAACCAAATCTTATTACACCTGTAGATTGTGATGTTCCAACTGAGTCAAGAATTACTGTTGCACTGTTTCCAGCGTCAACACCACTAACTCCACCGTTATTAACTACTGTTGCTACTACGACTGGTGCAGTTTTAAATCCAGCACTAGAATAATTAAAGTCTGGCATATCAATAACTTCAGTAGATGATGCAGTTTTTGCTGATACTGGTAGCGTTGCTGCAAAAAATCTTAGGTTTCCTGTGGTCTCTGTAACTTTGTTTACCTGAGAACTACTTGATGATCTAACTGCAAGGGCATTTGTTAGACTGTTTATTTGACTAGCCATCTCATAGATGTAATTAACATCTATTGGCTGTCCTTTTTCGGGTAGGGATATTGATGCCATAATTATCTAGTATACCATGTTAGGCGTTAGTCACAGTTGTATTTGATCCAACTGAGTTATTAAGTATTGGAGTAGTAGCGGAAGTACCGTACTGGTTTCCAAAAATTCTAAGATTATTGGTAGTGCTTGTAAATTCCATTCCGTGAGCAGCAATGTTGGCGGCTGTTCTATATCCCCTATTAGATATAATAGAGCAATCGTCAGCATCGTCATTTAAATATATATGCCTAAATGTATTGTTAGTAGTTAGGGAAACATTCATAGTAGTATTGTTAGATATCATAACATTCCTTGAATTTTTTCTTAAATCTATACCGTCATTTGCAATATTTTGTAAAACGTTATTAGATATGTTTCCATTGATAATTTTAACACCAAGGATTCCATCTGCAATATAATCACTTTGTCTTGTTATGCCTTTAATAACATTGTTAACTATATTTACATTTTCAGCATTTATTACCCATATACCGCTGGCTCCAGAGGTTCCTGAGTTATCAATAATGTTATCACTTATAATAGTGTTGTATGAAACTTGTGGAGCATACCCTAACATTGTTGTATTAGATATAGTTGAAGAATGATTTCTATTTCCATCTAATCCAACAGCAATTCCACCATAACAATTTCTAATAATGTTTTTACTAATTAATAAATTGTCGTATACACAAAAAGATCTAATCGTATATTCAGTCATATCTTCAAAAGTATTATTTATAAATTTTACATCTTTATGATAAGATCCTGCTAAGTAAGAATGACTTCCAATTCCTGAAGGCCAAGAAGTTGTTCCTGCTGTACCTGATGGTCCAAAATAACATTTATCAATAACTATGTCTTGACAATGTGTACCATCGTAAGCACCAAACCATCCAAATAAACCTTCTCCTGCATAATCTATCTGAACTGCCTCAGAGTATCCTCTGTTTCCAGTATCTTTAAATCCAGTGAATCTACAGTTTTCTATCTTAACATTTTTACTTGAATTAATTTCAATAGCATGGTATCCACCAATATTTGAAATAGTTAAATCTTGAATAACAACATCTGTAGCATGTCCAATACTTATACCCATTGCTGGTTCAATTGGATAGGCTGCACCTCTTGATTCCCATATACCACCTACAATTCTAATATTACTTTGACCACTATACCCAGAATAACTAGCATTATAAGCACCGTTAGCAAGCAAAGGAGACGTTGGAAATTGTCTAAATATAACTGTTTTAGGTGTTAAATATAAAGTAGTTCCAGAAAATATTTGTAAAGTACTTTGAACATTATATGTTCCTGCTGGAATGTAAACTATTCCTGTGCCAGCATCTCTTGCTGCATTTAAAGCGTTTTGAATTTTAGTTGCAGAGTTTGCTTCTCCAGCAACTGCACCATAATCTCTAACCACATCGTAAAAGTTTGTTTGATTTGATCCATTTATTGGAGTTGCGACTGATATCAATATTTGACCAGTGCTATCGTTATATGTTGCTGAAGCATTTGTATGATTTGAATGTGCAAGCATAGGTCCAACAATATCTTGAACATCTTCAGTAGACACACTTGCAGACGCAGAAGAAGCAGATGCAGATAAAACTATCCTATTATTAGCATCATCATAGGTTGCTGTAATGTTATTGTGAAAAGCATGATTAAATAGTGGAGCAGCAGCATCTTGAATTTGCTCTGTTGTGACTGTTGCAGATGGAGATGATCCTGTAATCAAAACACCGTTTACAGTTAAAGTACTTCCAACAACAAGATTTCCATTAATATTTGCATTGCTAATTACTGAAGCACTATTGAATGTAGATAAGCCAGAAGTGTTAACTGTTGCTGGAGCAATATTTTTTCCGTTAATAATTGCTGAAATAGATTCATTTACAAAGTTTGAAGAAGCAGAGTCATATCTAAGCAATTCATCTTCTTGAGGGTTGTTTATATCTACCCCACTAATTGTATCTATTGATATAGCATCTTCAAAAAGACTTGTCCATTGACCAGTTTCTGAACTATAAACTTGTGGGTATACCATTATAAAGGAACAACCCCTGTATCAAATATTTGAAACATAACAATTGGTTCTGTTGGAATTGGATGAGATGGCAGTTGTCCAATCACTCTTAAAGACGTTGCAGGAAGTGGTTTATAGATAGTAACCTTGTTTCCTGTTACCCTACCAAAATAATTAAAACTTGCATCATAATTCCATTTAACAAAAATATCATAAGCCTGTAATTCGTTATCAACAATTCCATGACTATTTACCGAAGTAGACACATTAGGATTCCAAACAACTTCAAATGGTCCATCTTCAGTTAACGCTGTAATATTAGACTCTACTTGATCTGGATCTTTTTGTCCAACACTTTCTAAAGAAAATATTGTAGACCATTGAGATATACTGTTCTTATCTTCTGTTGTAACTCTAAATCTTAAATTCTGAGTACCATCTTGAGAAGGTGGTGGCAGTTTATTGATTGGAATAATGAACTTTGCCACTATCCATCAACGCCAATTCCAAATCTATACTCAATATAATTACTTGTATTTTCTTGTTTAAGAATTGGGTATCCATCATCAGTTTTTAATAAGTTATAAGCAAACAAACTATACAAAGGATTTTCAGATGTTAAATTATCTAAACGCATTCCATCAAATACTATATAGTAATTTTCTGTTGGTTGATTATTAACTAAAACTGTAGCATAAATTCTTATATAGTTAATGTTAGACCATGAAAAATTATCATCTTTAACAAATTGTGACAAAGTCTTTTCTACAATAATATACCTTTTGACATTATCAAATTCATCTAAAAAGTCTTGATCAGTTAAGTTTATTTTTAATGTAGCCTTTGGAGCGGCAATAGCAACACCAGATAGGTTATTAATAAATTCTAATTTTATTCTAACTAGACTAGGATTAGCGTTTGTAACACTAGACTTGCTAACCAATGATAAAGCAATCTTTAATTTATCATCTGGAAGATTTTGACCAAGATCAAAAGCAATGTTTGAATTTTCAAGAGATATGGAATTAGATGTTGGTGTAAAAGTTTCAGTCAAGAATGAGGCACTACCATTTATCATTAAAGAGGTATTTAAAAATCTAGGACCTTCATTTCTATCTTTTCTTGTTTGGTTATTAAACATAGTAGAGTCAGAGTTTATAAATAGTACATCTTCTATATCTGCATTCACATCACTTATATTGTTATCACTGTCTAAAGCCTGGTTCGGATATGGTACAGCAGAGGCACTACCATTTAGCACATACTGCCACTGTTCGGTAGGAGAAAAAGTTACTAATAGTTTACTATCATATTTGCCTGCTACTGAATTGCTAACGGCTGGATATACACCTAATTCTGTTATTTGATATCTTTGTTCTGATGGCATTTCTGCTTTAAAGATAATTTTTTCTACCCCATTTTCTTTGATAAAACCTTTAGATGTAATGGGAACTCTAAAAACCTCGAAATCGAGGGAGTTTTTGTCGGATGGTATAAGTACTGTCTCTTCTGTTGAAAGGGCCTTAGACCCTACTCCAGCGGCTATATAAGAGGCATAGGCAGGAGCCTGACCAAGTAAGTATTTCGCTACAAGTTGTTTTCCGCTATCAGTAATCAATTTCGTACCCCACATATATTGTACCACTGGACTCTATTTCTACTTCTACCAATTCATCAGAGTTCATGTTAACTAATTCTACAACTAGGTTACCAACTGAATCTATATAAACATAGTCTGTAGTATTTACTTGTCCACTTCCATCTATCTTTGGATTGTTTTGTAAATACTTTTGACTAGGTAGTTTATCTTCTAGTTTAATATTGAATATGTCAAAATAGGATCTATCTGGCTTTTGTCTAGATATTAAACTTGCTGGATCAAATTGTTTTCTAACTGAGGATAGATTAGATATGATGTCATAATTTGCATTAGTACCCTCGATAGTATCGTGTCTTTCAAATTTGACTAATTCATTTGCCCCTAAGTTTTCAAACAATAGATTAGTTATAAGTTCTACACCTATGTTAGAATCGTCTGTAAAATTAACTACGTCTCTAGTTGGAGTTCTTACTACAACATCTGGAGGAGTATATGTAAAGTTAGAGTTATTACTTGCTACTGAAACTGTGGTTGAAAATGTTACAGCGTCTGGTTCTAACCAAGGTGCTCTTCCTGCTGTACCGCTACGAGCATCTGCACCATACAAAGTTGTATTTAATTTTTTATCTATAGCAACTAATTCATCTTTTGTTAAACCACCCTTAGCAGCCTTCTTAACATCTGCCAATGCAGCCTTTTGTTGTTCTTTAGGAAGTAGTTCTACTTGTTTTTCTAAATATTCTTGTCTGCTTGGTTTTTTTGCCATTAAACTTCTACCACCTTAATTGCTGTAGTTGGCCCCTCTTGATTTCTTCTATAAGATATTGATGAAACAACAAACTGTGTTTTTGGATCAACAAACTTATATCCATCAGGAAGGGTATAGTCTATTGTAACAAGATCTCCTAGTTGAAGATGAGATGTTCCAAAAGTTTCTAAACCAATCCTTTTTCTTTGTCTAAGAGTCTTACTTACTATCCAAGACATCAAGTTATTTGCGGTATCATCATTTTGAATATATGGAGAGTCTAATGAGAAATCTCTTTTGCCATACTTTGATCTACTTAACTGAATATTTTGATATGTTTTTTGTGCTACCTGTGGAGAGTATAAAGTATTATTTACATACACTGGATCAGATTGATCTGAGCGTTTTCTAAAGAAGTCATCTACGGTCAATACGTTAGATGTATTTTGAGTAAAGGTAACTCCAAAAATTCTTAAATAGTTTCCAGTCGTTTCATCTAACGACATAAGTTTATCTGTGTTATTAAATATTAAAAACTCTGCTCCATAACTACCCGCTCTAAATCCAGAGATGGTATAAGATTTTTCTTTACTTATTGAAGGAGCAATAACTGCAACTAATGCTGGGTAGGCTTGATCATATCTAATATTAAAATAAGCACATTCTCTAAAGATAGTTCCAAATTCTTCAAAATATATTTTGTACTTAGGGGCTGCTCCTGCACTAATACCAGATAAAAGAGTTGACTGGATAAGTCCAGATATAGAATACTTTCTTAATGATTCAGAACTAGTTAATTCTTCATCACCAAACACTTGGGAAATACTTGTAGTGGTTAATCTACCATATTGATTTCTAATATTCTTAACAAGGGTAGCACCCACATCTTGTTGTTGAACATTCTTTAATGCATATATATTTTCAAACATACATTTTGAAGATCCTCTAGTAAACAAAGCCATTCCGTTATACCATGGCAATGGGCTAACGTCATCTACTGTTGCAACAATAGCATTATTGATATATAGATAAAATCTTCTTACGCTTCCAATATCTTCATACTCTACCGCTAAATCATAAACTGTTGGATTGCTTTGTGCTGTAAGTCTATCTTGCCCTACTAGTGTTCCTTCATCTACTAAAATTTTTCCTATTCCACCCCATAGTTTTTTAGGAACTGCAGCAGTTGCTCCATCAACTGTTCCTGGAACTACTTTATAAAAAATTATATTATGTATAACTGTTGTTTCCCCAGTTGTTTCATTTGTTGTTGTAAACTGTTGTAAGTTGTCTGTAGTTAAAGACATTATCTCAAAAAAGTATCCATAGTTTTTATCTGGATTAATCATAATACCTAAACCACCAGAACCTCCAGACAAAGTTGCCTGCTGATCTGTAGTTGAAGTAACTGTAAAATATTCAGTAGAGTTAACTGGATTTTGAGAACCTGTTGTAGATCCTTTCTTTCCAACAATTCTCATTCTAGTTCCAAAGTGTGTATAATCATTATCTATTTCTTTGTATACATAAGATACTAAATCTCTTGGCTTTATACCCTGCGGAATTGGAGTTGGTCCAGAGAATACTAAAGCAGAAGATTGAACAACTGCAGAGTCTGTTGACTTTGGTGCTTTAAGAGCATCGTCTGTTGGAAGTGTTTCTCTATTAAAGTTAGCAATTATTCCTGTACGGACTGATTGTTGTGCTGCTGTGTTATTAACACCAACAGCATCTCCTAATGCTGGGAAAGGAGGAAAAGATATTCCAGACACTGGCTTAGTATTAAATATATATTCTGATCTCATTTGACATCCACGAACATTTGCATTATTACTCCAGTAAGAAGATAGTCCAGCGTAATGCTCAGTTATCTCTGTTCCAAATTGACTACGACCATGAGCCTTTACTTCTCCGTCTTGAAAAACAACTTGTTCATTAACTGTTCCTTGATTAAGAACTTGATAAAATGGTTCAGAATAAATTCTTATATTTCCAGTAGGATACATTTTTCCATTAAAAGGAAGATTGGCAAAATATTTTTGATACTCTTGATTACTAGTTATCCACTCTTTTTGAGATCCTGATATTGCATACTCTACTGCATCATATCTAATAATTTCTCCATTTGCATATAGATACCCTTGAAATCTTGGAAGCCAATAAATGTTTTCTCCTAAGTCTATAATATTATTTACAACTACTCCACTAACAACGTTTGGAGGTGTAGAAGACAGATTTGCATTTATTGCTGTTGCTCCTAATGTATAACCCTGAGCACTCTTTGCTTTTTCATTAATAGTCTTTTGTTGTTGATCAGAGGCCACTTCCCAAAGTAAAACTGGTTTATAAATATAAGTTCTGTCTTCGTCAAAGTATTGACCTTGTTTAAAACTAGAAGGAGATCTTTGAATGTATCTTGTAGTATAGTTTATATTACCTGAGTTTAATATTGTAACTTCTGCACTATCTATATTAGTTAAATTAACTATACCCTTTTCAGAGGTCTCTCCAAGTATTTCTAAATCAGTAGTTCTTGCACCCTCTTCAGGAAGTAAATATTCTTTTGACATTAAAACAAAGTTATTATATTCATCAAAGAACATGGCTGTTTGTGTTGACACTGCTAATCTTTGTAACACTTCTCCTACGCTAACATCTGGTTCAACGAAGAAGTATGGAATAACTGGGTCTGTTGCGTTTGTTATTGTATTAAATACATAATTGCTAAATCCAATATTATCTAAAAGAATTGCTATTGCTGAAGTAAGTGTTGTATTCTGTAAAAATAAACTTGGTGCCTTTGTTGTTTCAAGTCTAAAGAAAAAATCTCTAAGGGTAATTGGCACATCATTTATGCCTCCTGCAATCTTTGGAAAGTCTTCGGCATAAAAAGTTTTTAAAGGAACAAATTTGTCATATCCGTTTACATCTAAAATTGTTTCATAGAAATCAAATTTAACATTTGGTTTTAAGTATGAAGACACTAAACTATTCTCATTCTGTTCACTAAAGGCTGAATCATAATTCATAAGGTTTAGATTGCCGTTAGATGCTAATAGTCCACCTACTGGAAGACCTGTTGTATCATTACTTACAATCTTATTTATTTCAAAGTCTGATACATAGTTTGATATATCTGCTTTTAATCTAGGAGATAGTTCAATTAAATCAAAGGTAGTTTCAGGACCATAAAGTGTTTCTACTACTAGTCTTAATCCTTTTAGATATACTACATCTCTATATACCCTTCGACCATCTAAGTTAAAGTATCTAGGACTAGTTAACTCTCTAACTAAACCTGTTCTCTTAACGTCAGAATCTTCTAACAATGAAAACCCATACTCTGGAGTATTAGGATCCCAATCAGATATTTCTGTATTCCATGTATAAAGTGTTCCTAAGTTATCTTCTGTTGCTCCAACCAAATATGATTCGCCATTCATTAGCCCAATAGGAAGTTGTGTACTTGCACTTAAATAATCAACTAAGTTAAATTGTTCTTTATATTCATCTGGTATTTTAATTCCATAATACAGTTCTACATACCCATCCCAAGAAACTATATTTGATCCATCTGATCTTAAAGAGTCTTCATTAAATGATGCAGCGTTTACCCAATTGTTTTGATCATCTAAATATTCAACAGCCCATCTTTTAGGAATGCTTGACTTTGTTCTATCACCAAGTGGATCATTTAAAGTTAAACCATCTAAAGTTCTAATCTCTCCTCTAGATACCTCTGCAAGATTTGTTTGCATTTTTACTACAATTCTATTTGTTGGAACTGGATTATTATAAACAACAAAAGGAGCAGAGTCTTCTATTGCATATCCAATATTATTAGGATCTTGTGTAGAAGATAATCCTCTTTCTATACCCTCTTCTTTTCTATAAGAACTCCAATATTTAAATTCATCATCTCTTGAAGCCATGTAATATCTAGGTCTACGTGCAGAACGAATGTTATCTATATATTTATTATTAAACCACATTAACTTATTTATTCCAGAACGAGGTCTGAATGGTTGAAAACATTCTTTAAGACTAAATAACAATTCTCTATTTTTTTCTGGTTCAACGAACATAATTAAAGCATCGTCCTTGTCAGTCAAAAACTCTGAAACCTTGGTAGATTCAAGAGCGTTACTATAGAAGTCGCCATCATCATTGGGATCAAATGAATTTGGCATTGTTCTATATTTAACTATTTGACTTGTAGGACGATACCTATAGTTACCATAATTAGCAACATTTTCCAAATCATTTAAGTTCCATTCAGCAACTACAAATGATTGAATACTTAGTGTGTTATGGGTCTTAATATATTCTTGAAGGTTTTCGTCTTGAAACATTAGACCTCCTCAAGAGAAACATCCACATTGAAAAAATCGTGGGTATTAGTTGATCCTCTTTTAACAACGGTATAGTCAAAGGAAGAAAAATATACTTCCAATACTTCATTATACTTATCCATATTTGCATAAGCAGAACTAGTAAACTTATCAAACCTATCATATGCTAAAAACATATAAAATGAACCAGGATTATCTTCATACCATTTAATTAAATCTACCCCACCAGCACCACCGTCAGCAGTATACTCTTGAGAAAGAGATGTTTGCTTACCTGTTGTATTACTAAAAATTGGATCATTACTAAAGGCTCTAGAAGGAAGCATATCCCATGACCAAGATACACTTACTTTATCTGCAACATGATAAGAACGCATATTTCCATTTACAAGTCTTTTTCTATTTTCAATTCTTTGTTTATTAAAACCAAGTTCTCCTCTACCGTGATCCGATAGAACTATAAAGTCTTCACCTTCAACACCGTCAGGAACAACAATACCATTACTTAAAATTCCAGAATTATTCGCCCAGATAACACCCTGTGGTCTATTAAATCTTTTTCTTCCTAATAAATATCCGCTAGTAGCCATTAGTATCTGTTTCCTCTAATTCCTCTGTCGTTCATTCCCTTAATCTTTCTTATTACAACATTTGCAACTTCATCTGCTGTAGAAGTTGTTCCTGCAACATTTACATTTACACTATAGTTATTATTATACAGTGTTGTGCTTCCTTCCATATTAGTATTTGTAATAGGAACCATTACAGCATTTGCTCCTATACCCGCACTCATTTGTGGGAATACGTCACCATTAAGTGCTTTTAACAATCCTAAGTTTTCTTTTGTTACTGACTTACGAACAACAAATTCTCCAGGTGTTAACAATGCTGGAACACGATCTGTATTACCAAGTCCTGGCACAAGGTTTCCAACTGCCATTCTTACTGGTGCTGGCTCTGTAGAACCTTTATAGTTTACATTTCCACCCATTGCCATTCTTTTTACGCTTCCACCCATTGCAAAAGGTCTTCTAGCAGATCTTATTGATGCTAAAGCACTATCTACTGAATTTTGTATTTGATTTTTTCCAATTCTAATTGCATCTGCTGATTGAGATAGACTAGAAAGAATATCTCTACCTGTAGAAACCATACCACCAAGACCGCTCTTCTTTGAATCTCCAGCCCAAGCGGTATTTAAAGTTGTTAAATATGCAAGAGAATTTTTACCTTCAACACTTGCCTCTCCGTAAAATCTTGATAAGTCTCCTGCTTTCTTTTTTGCTTTCTCTGCTTCTATCGCAAACTCTGTTGCTGTTAATGTAGCAATTTGTTGAGATCTTAAAATAGAATCAGCAAGTGCTTGAACATTTATTCCTAATGATTGACTTGTTGCTGCAATAGATGTTGGATCGTTTGGATTTAGTCCTATTGATTGACCTAAGTATCCAAGTTGAGCACCCATTGCTTGACGTGCTGATTGATTTACCGTAGTTTGCATTTGAGTAGACAGTTGACTCATTTGAGTTAATACTTGAAGTTTACGTTGTTTTTCTTTTTCTGCAGTAATAGTTTTTTCAATTACGGCAATCTTTTCTTGTTCTTGTCTTACTAACAAACTTGTTTGATAAATAGATTCTTCAATATTTTTAATATTTGTTTCAATTTGTTCACGAGTATAAAGTTGTCCATTAACCTCTATAGTTAATGCTTTCAATTCTGATTGACGTTGTTGTTCTAATGCAGTACGTGCATCCTCTAACTGTGCTTGTGCTTCAGTATTAGATATATTTGCTGCTGCAGATGCTGCTGCTCCAAAATCACCAGAAGCAATTGCTGATGCTAAATCAATTTGATTTTGTTGTCTTTGTAATGCTCTATCATTTGCTTGTGTTACTTTATCAATTGCAGAGATTCTATCGTCATATAGTTTATTAATATTATCTTCTTTGTCTGACAGTTGTTGCAATCCTCTGCCATATAGATCCATTTGTTTTTGTTGAGCATTAGATAATTCGTTATATTGATCTATTTGATCTTGAATTGGATTAATTCTTGTTTGTTGAAGCATATCAATATATGAAGATATAGCATCTGTTGTTGCACCCATTGTATCTTGCAATACTTCTTGATCACTCTTTAATACTTCTAATTGAATTGCTTGATCTCTTAACTCAGCGTTAAGTGCTGCAATAGCACTCTTTTGTTGTTTTGTAGTTCCATTTAAAATTTTATCGGCTGATGCTTTATCTAGTGTAGCAAGAGCGGCTGGATCTAAACCTTTCATTCTTAATTGTATTAATTGTGTTGTTAATGCTTTTGTACTTCCTCCTGCACCACCTGATGTATCAGTATCTAAATCTGCTATTCCTTTAGTATAAATTGATCCTGGGCCAAAATATTTTTTAGTAATATCTACTGCTCTTCTTGCTGTTTCTGCTACCACTTCTTCATCTGTAACATTTAATGGAACACCACCTCTAACTAGGCTTGATGAGTTTTGTCCTGCATTTCGTGCCATCAAATCTTGTCTTACTTTATCAGCATCTATTGTTTCAAACACTGTTCTATAAACTTGAATTGCTAATTTAGTTTGTTCATCTGGTAAAGAATCAAACCATTCAACATTTGTTTCTATTCCTGCAAAATCTGTATCTGATTGAGCAAATTTAATTAAGGCTTCTTTTGTAACTTTGTCAGGTATTTCTTTATTAATTTTTGCAATATCTTCTCCAGCCGCAACCATTTGATCAATGGATAAGGTATCAACAACTGCCGTTAGGTCTACATCTTTATTACTTAAGTTTGTTGCTGTTTCTAAAAATGAAGTTGCTCTATCAAATGCTTCTGGTTTTAAATCTCTAAAGAGATTAATAGTCTCTCCTCTTTTAAATCTGTCTTGAACTTCTGTAGTAGCAGATAAAATTCTATCCAACCCTTCTACACCAATACCCTTTGCTTCTGCATAAAGAGTTATCTGCTTTTGTATACCCTCTTCATTCAATTTCCCATCTTTTCCAGTCATTATGCTGATTAAAGACATAGCGGCCTCTAAACCAATATTGCCTGATGCCACCTGAGTATTAATTAAAAATGTAACTTCTTTATCCTTAAATTGTTCTGCTTGTGCAGCAAACGCTCCAGCAACTCCTTCTAATGGTGTTCCTTTATATGTACCAGTAACCGCTTCTGAACTTGCCTTTAACATTTGACCTTGCAATTTTTTATTAGCATTAAAAGTTTTCATAACAAAATCTAAAGATTGTTTTTGTTGATTTACAATTTCAACTCTGCCATCTTGATACTTTTCTTCAAAAACGTTTCTATCTCTAATTAATCTATTTAAATTATCTTGTAAAGTTATTTGATCTTTAGCATTTTTTGTATTACTTATTGCATTTCTTAAAATCTTTTCTTGTTCAATAAACTCTTGTCTCTTAACATCTGTTTGACTATTATATGTATCTAATGCTTTTTGTGAAGTTTGAAGTAATGATTGATTATACCCAAGTTGTTGACCAGCAAGTTTTGCAACCTGTCTATCTTTAAACATGTTTGTACCAAGCAAAAGATCACCAAGTTTTAATAAATCTCTTTCTTCTCCCCTAATTGCTTTGCCTAAACTTGAACCTATTCCAGAAAAATTATAAAATCCGCTATCTGACCAAATTTGTTCTGCATCAACCTTACTTAGTTGAGTTTCAATACTGTTTACGAAATCTTGATTTATTGCAGTAGACTCTTGAATTAATCTTATCCTTACTTCCAACGGATCTTTATATAAATCATTTCCATTAATTCCAATAATTTCTTGAAGTTTTCCATTAATATTTAATGCTATATCTTCACTTCCTAAAGAAAATCCTATTGCTTCTGCTATGCTCTGTGCTTGTGCTGGATCAACCAATCCTTCTACTACATAGTCTGCTAATTTAGATCCAATTATTTCTGCACTAGTTGCACCAAAATTATTTTTAGTTAACTCTGATGTTTGTGATAATAATTTTTTACCCAAATCAGAAGTAATAAATGTATCTCCAAAATCACTTTTAAGTGGATTTATTGGAGAAAGTCTACTTTGTTTTTGTCTTTGTGCTATTTCTGATCTAGAAATATTGCCAGTCATTTCACCCATTGCTTCTAAATCTTTTGAAGTATTGCTCATTGATTGAGCAAATTCGTAACCATTTTTTCTAGCATTGTCTATTGATTTTTTCATTAAGTATAATGAGGCTGGAATTCCAATAAGTGCTGTAGTCATTGCTACTAAAGGATTCATTAACATAGGAATTGCCATTGCAAGACTTCCAATTGTTCCTGAAGCAAAAGATATGTTGTTTGCTAGTTGTTGTGTTTTTTCATCTTTACTCATCATTCCCACAGCCATTGCTGCACCACTAATTCCAAAACCAATCATTCCAGCAGTATTTGCTCCCCTTGACATTCTTTGTCTTGCTGCTATTCTTCCTGACTGTTTAATTCCATTGTCTAAAATTTTTGTATTTTTATCAACTACTGTTTCATTTTTTCCTAATGCTGTAATTAATCTTTCAGCAACTTTTTTACCAGCACCACCTATTGTGCTAGTTGCAGAACTTAAAGATTCTCTCATTGAAGATCTAGAAGCACTTGATTGTGATGATGTAGTATTAATACCTTGAGCAGATGATCTTCTATCTGTAACTTTAAAATCATACCCTGGTCCACTTGGATCTGCTCTGTAAACCATGCCACCTTGATTCATACCTTGTAATTGTGGCCCAAATTTTTGTGCAGACTTAGAATTAACTACAAACTCTCCAGGAGTTAACATTGCTGGAGTAACACCTTGTTCTCCATATGAAGGTGTTCCAGTTTGACGTTGTGCTGCTTGTGCCGCAGTTCCAATTGCTGTTGCTCCAAGTGCTGCAAGTGCACCAAATTTTAATGATGGCTTTTGAGATGCTGATCTTGCCCTTGATCCAAGACTTGGTGAAGTAGTTCTTACTCCAGCAGTTTGTTTTTTCATAGGCATATCTAAAACACTAACTAAGTTTCCAGCATTATCATATTTTGGATTTAAGAATTTAGGAACAGTAAGCCCATATTTTCCTTGTGCTCTAACTAAGTTTGGATCATTTAACATTCCAAGCAATTGTACAAGTGGCATACCTCTATATGTTTTATGTGGAAGCATTTTTGCTTTAACGCCCATACCTTTGTCTCCAAGAACTCCTCTTGCCCATAGGTCATCAGCATTTGCATATAGTCTTTCAGTTAATTGGTTTGAATTTCTTGATGAAGAAGAAGCCTTTTTAAAACTATCATCCAACTCTTTCATTAATGCTTTTGCTTGTGGAGAAGTTGGATCTAATCCTTCAGCAGCAACAGCGTTAAGAGCATATCTTCTAGACATCTCACCTTGCCAAGCCCTATCACTTGGAAACTGTTTTAATTCTGCTTCTAATACTTTTAATGCTACCTTTTCATTTATAGTCAAATCTTTTTTTGTTCTAATGAGTGATGCTATATCTTTTGCTTCTTTTCTAAACATAGGATAACCTTCTACATCACTACCGCCCATAATTGGTCTAATATCTGCTGCACGATTTTGTGTTAATTGATTAAATGATTGATTACCAAGCATTGTATAACCAGCATATCTATATGCTCCGTTATCTTTTTTTGTACCTTGTCTTAAATGTAATCCAGAAGTTTGTAAATGTCCTACCAAAGAAACAGAATCAGTTTGTCTAGAAACTGAACCTTTGCTTCTGCCAACAAAATTTCCAAAAGCAGGAGTTCCTTGTGATCTATAAACTTGTCCACCTTTATTCATTGACTCAAGTGTTTGAGAATTAGACTGTGCTGCTTTTTTATTAACAACAAATTCTCCAGGCATCAAAACAGTTGGAACACTATCTTTATTTCCAGTTCCTGGAACCCATCCACCTTTAGCCATACGTTTTCCAAATTTAGGATTTTGTAATTTACCTGCTGCACCTTGTGCAAAAAATTGTGGATTACTTGAAGCAAAGGCTGTTGCTGCTGCATTTGCTTGTCTATAAACTGTAGTTAAGTTTGCTAAAGCGGTTGCCTCTAATGCAAACTGATCCGTTAAAATTTCGTGAACATTATGTAAATTGTTTGCTACTGATAAGGCTTCTAATTGTTCACTGCTTAAATATTGTGTAGACAATCCAAGTTCTTGTCCACCGCTAGTTAAAGATTGATATCCTCTACGAACTAAATTTATACCTTTGCCTATGTTTGCAATACCATTTGCAATCAAACCTATACTCATCAAAAGTACTGGACCTATACCACCAATAACTGCTATTAATGTAACTATTCCTTTTTTAGTTCCATCTGAAAATGAATTAAATTTATCTAATGCTTTTGTAGCAAAGTCTATAATAGGAGTTAATGTTTCTGCAAATGCTTGACCAAGTGGAACAAGTGCTGCTTTAAGTTTTTCAACAGATGCTTGGAATTTTACTGCTGCTGAATTTGCCGTTAAACCCAATTCTCGCTCTGCCATTATTCCCAACTCTTCTGTTGATGAGGTTGCAAGTTGCATTACTCTAGACGCCTGAGTTCCGCTTTTAGCAACGTTTTCAAATAATGTAGAAAGTCTAGCAAATTGATATTTACCAAAAATAGTTTCAATTAATCTTGCTTTTGCTAAATCATCTAATGGTTGTAATGCTGTAGCAAATGTCATTACTGTTGCTTTTAAGTCTCCAGCATTTTGTTCTACTATACCTTTTAAATTAATTCCTAATTCTGCAGCCATTTCACTTGCTGCTCTAGTTGGATTAATTAAAGAAGCAAGACCTGATTTAAGTGCGTTTGCTGCTTCAGATGCCTTAACTCCACCTTCTTGCATTGCAGCCATAAATACTGCTAAGTCTCTAATATCTCCACCAAGTTGTTGAATTACTGGTGCAACTTTTGGAATAGCCTGAGTAATGTCATCAAGGGCTACTACTGTTTGGTTTTCTACGGCGTTTAAGAAATTTATTGTTTTATCTAATTCTTTTCCTGTTGCACCAAATGCGTTTTGAATTGCTATTGTTGCTTCAAGTGCTTGATCTTGTGCTACTCCACCTAGTACTGAAAGTTTAGTTGCTTGAGAAACAACGCTCTCTAGTTGTGCTCCAGAATTACCAGCAGCCGCTGCATCTGCAGCCATTTTAATAGTATCTGTAATTGATACCCCATATTTTGTGTATTCTACTGCAAGTTTTTTAATGCTTTCTAAAGCAGCATTAGTTTCTCCTGTTGTTGTAAAAATATCTCCATATACTTTTTTAAATCTAATGGCTTGGGTTTCCATGTCTTTAAATGTTCTAATTGCTGTACTACCAAGAATTGTAAGAGGGATAGTAAAACCAACCATCAACTGACGGCCAGCCCATTGAGTGTTCTTACCAAAGTTTAAAAGTTTAGTTGTTCCTGCATCTAATAGTTTATTAAAAATTTGTTGCTTTTGAATAGCAAGTTGCATTTGAGTAATAGGCTTGGAATAATCAAGAGAGTTAGGAACAATTTTAACTGCTCTCATAGCACCGTCTGCGGCACGACCTAGTTCAATATGTCTAGTCTGTAATAATTTTACTCTTTCTTCTGCAACCTTTGTAATAGTTCCAAATTCTTTACCAAAGAGTTTTCCAAAAGACTTTGTGGAAGCCATAGAATATCTAAAGTATTCTCTAGCAGATAATTTATTCTTTTCAAGGGCATTGGTAAATCTTTCAGTTTCTGTATGTACCTTGCCCATTGAGGCAGTAAATTTGCCAGTAGCATTAATGTTATGAATTAAACTACTAGAAAATTCATTTTGAATTCTTGCTGCTTCTGCAGATCCTTGAATAATGCTTTTATTGAAAAACTGTATTTGTTTTTCTAAGGCTTTTAATTCTGCAAGTGCTTGACCCGAATCTAGATTGACCCTAATATTGGCCTGTGCATCAACCACTATTTAATCACCTCGTAGTCTAGGCCATTTCCTATTCCAAATCCAGCACGTTGTGCGGCAACACCTTGCAACGCTACTATGTCATTTGGATTAGTAGTTTGTCCTTTACTATAAACTTTAGCCTTGAGACGCTCCCATTCATTGCTGGAAACTTTGTTTTTATCAATGTCAACACCCTGAAGGGCTGCTGAAAACTTTCTAGTGATATGGTCTTGTTCTCTCTTTGCTTCGAGAATAGCCACTAGTTCAGGCATTGATAATCTGTCCTCCAATTCCTGATAATCTTTCCAATTACCAAGAAGAAATACCTCAGACTCTATGGCAACGAGGTCTAGTTCTGACCACTTAGAGCCGCCGCCGCTGCCGTTAGTAAATTTGGGTCATTGAGTTTGACCCCCGAGGCTATTTCAATAATTTTATAAACTGTTGGAAGATCTACTAAATCTTCAAGTTTTTTCTTATCTGCTAATTCTGCATTGTATTGTTGCATTGCAATTGTAATACAATCCATCAATAAATCCATTGATTTATCATTATCAGATGCTACTTCTATATTATCTAAGCCTTGAAACTTTTTCATAAAATCTCTTAATAGAGAAATTCTTAAAGGTCTTAGACTTAATTTTGTACCGTCAATTAATTCAATTTCTACAACTTCATAGACACTTGTTGCCATTTATCCTCCTATGGATATACTAAAATTATAGCACAAAACCCACCCTCAAAAAGAGAGTGGGCTAAGTGTCTATTTAGTTGTAATTACCCAACTACACGATCTACGATTTTACCGTATGAACCGTTTGCTGTTGGTAGTAATCTGAATGAAACTTCAAACATTGAAGGTTCGTCACGTTTTGCAGAAACTGTAACATTGTCGATTGACAATGCACGGTGTGCTACGTAAACACGTTCTACTGCTGCTGCTCCTATTGCATCTGGATCTCCAGAGCCTGGACCAACTGCAATAAGTGCACGTTCAACTGGAACTTCACCAAGTTCGCCTGAGTTCATAACTAAGACGTCTTGTGTTGCTCCGTTTGAAAGATCTGCATTCTTGCCTGCAACTGATACAAGAAGGTTTTCAAGTGTGGCTTCAGCGAATGCTGTAACCATATTAACTTGCATACCTTGTTTGTAAAGTTTTGCTACGTCAAGTAGTTGATCTACTTGAACTTCACCAAAATCTGGTTGGAATTGTAATTCCAAACCATTCATGGTGTATCCTACGTTTCTGTAGTTTGCATTTGCTTCTAGAGTATCTGCATAGCGTGTTCCAGGCACGAATGCTGGAATTGCTGATACGGAACCTGAACCAAAGTTGTAGACTGCTGCTGATCCTGAACCTGAGTAGTATTCAAGAGCACCTGCTGTAGATACGAACACCTGTGCTGCACCTACGATAATCTTATTGCTATTACCTAATGTTGCCATATATTTTTTTCACCTTCCTTATTTTATAGGAAAAGTGGGGCGATTTCCTCACTCTAATTATATCGTGGTTTTATGACTCATTATATTGTTTTGAATGATAATCATATTTAATAATAAGGTCTCTAGAGGGCTTATATTCCATAAGGTTAGATACATCTTGTTGAGTTTCTGCATACCCTGATTGAAAAACGTTTATGCAATGAAATCTATATCTAAATAGTTCATTATAATTTGGATCTGAATAATCTGTCAATGTCTTTGAGAAAGTATTTATATCTTCTGCCGCAGCATCTTCTCTATCTAAGATAGCACTGATAAGACTAGTTAAGTTAATTGTTACCCCATATCTATCTGAACCATTGGTTGCAGAACCATATAAAGAACCACCATAAATTGTATATCTCATTTGCTCACTTTTAATAGGATAAAAATATTTGTATTTACCAGTTCTAACTTTAGTAAACTTATCGAATACTATATATGGTAAATCATTCTCTATAATTTCAGGAGGTATATTTCCTGTACCCGCTGGAAAGAATGGAATAAAGTCATCGGCACCAACTGTTGGTGGATAAAGGTTGTAGAACGATGGGGCTTGAGTTTTAAACTGTTCCCAAACATATCTATTAATTATATTTTCTGGTCTATAAATTTTCATACTGTATCTCCTGGGGCTGACTCAATCCATGATAAAGCCATTTTACGACCTGCTGAAGCAGCACCACTTTTGCTTTTAACTGCTGATCTAAAGTTCTTAATAAATTCTTGAGGAGTATTAAAGTGTTCATAAAACCTTATGGACTTTAAATAAAAGTTAGAGAAATAAAACTTATAAAAATCATTATAGGCCTTAAGGAATGCTCCCCTTGTTTCTCCTCCACCAGGATTTGCTATATAAATAGGTCCATGTCTAAAAAATTCTTCTCCATTAATTTCAAAGAATAAAACAGAAGCATCTTTTTCATTTATTATGACAGGGCTTCCCTCTTCCATAATTTGAGCCTTGTCATAAAATGGTTGTGTTCCATTTGGTGAAATAGATTCTGATGATAAAAAGTCTGCATTGATAGTAGCATTGTTTCTTGCTAAAGTTCTATTTAGTTCATAAAGTCTTCCAAATGGATCTCCTACTTGTCCCCATTCGTATACGTGATGAAACATACCAGGGTGAGATCTTGCTAACCCATCCATGTATTCATAAAAAGCAACAATAGAAGTATCTGCAAGTTTTTGAGTTATTTTAGGCTCGCTTCTTTTTACTTCTTTTAAAAATGATTCAGAGTATTGAACAGTATTTCTTAAGGTAGAGATTAAGTCAGAAGCATCTAGTTTAACTTTCATTATTCCCACCTTTGATTTTGAGACTTGCTTATAAATACTCTTAAGTATCTTAATGTATTGTCATAGTTAAATGTAGGAACAATTGTTTTTACCTCATACTTTGTGCTTACTGGATCTGCTGAATTTGGTTTGTTAGAACCATTAATCCACACAGCAGTTCCTGAAGCATCTTTAATATTTGTAATAGATATAGAGGTTATTGGATAATACTTGCCATTAGATTTCTTTCTTAAATCTTCTGGTGTTCTAAAAAAATTACTAGAGTCATAAACAAAGTCGGTTCCTTTTGTTTTTAATTCTCCAATAAGATCTCCAGATTGTTCTGTAATAACTGAACATTTTACAGTTCTATCAAATACCCAAGTTTTTGCAACATTGCCATAATCTAATTGTTTTGTATCTGCATAGTATATGTCTGCAGTCATTGGGAACATTATATCGTTTAACCCACCTGTTGCATTAGGCAGCATTTACAACACCCCGAGGCGAATTCTATTTCTGTATTTCTCCAAGATTTTATCTACTATAACATTGCCTGTATTTGTTAAAGCACCCTTAGCAAACTTAATCTTATAATCATCGTTGTCAAATGACTCTATGTATCTATTAACATATTGAAGAGTATTGTTTTTCATGTCTTGAATTAATAGTTCTGACGCTTCCTGCACATCTTGAGGGATAACCTTCCAACCAAAATCTCCATCAATTATGTACTCTGATCCTTCGTTAAAATCTGCATCTAAGTATCTTTCTCTCCATACTTGTTTGTAATTAATCTTATTCTCTGGTACTTCTGGATCTATTGAGATAATGGATGTCCCATCTTTGCTTATCAAGAAATTTACTTCATTTGTTTGAGATGTTGAATCAAACAACAAATATCCATTTTGATAAACCTTGTAAATTTTATAAATCTTTTCATCAACTGGTAGATAGTCTGATCCATTACCAACTACTTCTTTTTCTTTTCTTACAAAAGGAAATCCTTGTGTTTGAGCGTCTATGATATATCTTGCTATTCTTTCATAGTCTAATTCGCTACCGTCAGTTATGTCTAATGCTGCGGCTACGTTGTCTGTATTGCAATATGGTCTAACTACATCTATGTTGGTTAATACAACAACATCCCCATTTGATTTTTTAACAGAGGCTGATAAGTTTCCTGTATATGTTAAATATCTACTATTTAAGGTAAATGAAACTGATCCAAATAATGGAGTTGCTGATGCCGAATAAGATTGTCCTGTAATTAGGTCTTCATACTCTAATGTATGAACTGAACTTGATGAAACTTGAAAACTTGCTACTAAACTTGTTGTGTCTGTGTGTCTTAATATTTCCATATTATACGCCGTAAGCGGCGGCTACCTCCTGTGGGGTAGCAATTCTAATGTTCATGTTTTTATCTACCCATTTATTTGCAACTTCTTCTGAAACGATATTATATCCACGAATTAACTTTCCTAATTCTTTATCAGTAACACTTGCATTTTCAACATATAAAGCAATTTTATTATTAGATTCGTACATAATATCCTCCAAGTTTATTATATCATTTATAAAATAGTTGAAGGGAGGACATTTTTACGTGTCCCCCCTTCGAGTTGTTTTAAAGAGAACTATTGCTTCATGTAAGCAATTGCGTCATCTTCTTCAACTTGAGCACCAAAACGTAAGAAAGTAGTATATTCTACTGTATCTTTCTTAGGTTGGAATTCACGATGAACAGTAACGTCTCTTTGGAATCCCCAAATACGGTTTTCTGGGAATGTCAATGACACGAATCCTGTTGGCATCAATGGAACTTCAACTAATGGAAGACCAAGAACACGGTATTGAATTGGAGCACCAATTGTTTGAGGTGCTGCACCATCGATAACACGTTCTACGATTCTTTCAGTGTTTAAGTTACCATTTGAACCAAGACCATTAATGATGTCTGCTACTGTTTCGGTATCAGCATAGAACTTCATTGCTGAACGAGAAGCACGGTATTTACGTGGCATTGCAAGCACAAGTGCTTGTAAGTCTTCAATACGTGTTCCATAAGTTGCACGATTACCTCTTTGTTCTTTAACAACAAAACCTTCCAAAATGTTAAGGAATGTATTTGTGCCTGAGCCTGTGCCGTTGATTGCAAGATCTTCAAGATCGTTTGCAAATGCACGAGTCATTGTACGAACTAAGTGATCTTCTAATGCTGCACCTTCGATATTATCTTCTAGTGCTTCGGTTGATACTTCCCAATCAAGACGAACTTTCTTTGTAGTAATTTCGACTTTTGTGAAAGTAACTCCAGCATTTGTGTATGCCGCATCTGCTTGAGCAGCAGCACGGATTACACGTTCTCCAACGTTCATCTTTTCTAATTCTGCTGTGTTGCCACGCATTGTTACACGGCGACCATCACGAGCAAGAACTTGTTGTTCAAAGATGTATTCGATAAATTGGCGTGACTGTTCTGGATTTAAGATACCTCCACCATCTGCTGGTTTTGCGGTTCCTACTGGTCCAAGTTCTGATGCTGGGGTGCTAACACCACCAATACCTCCTGAAGCAATAACTCCTGTTACAGCCGCCTTATTTAAAATTTCTTCTGACATATTTTTTTCACCTCCCAGTGAATTTAACGATATAGATCAGCGGAATTGAGGAAACGCCCGCCCCACATCGACCTTTTTTGTATTTTTTGCTGTACGACCCCGCCGAGGTCGCCAGATTTACGGACCGCTGTGTCATCTTCTACTGCATCGACACGCTTTCCAAACTCTTCAACATTGTTTTTTACACCAGTAACTTCCTCTTTAACTGATTCAATGCCTTTTGTCATTTCAGCAACTTTGTCGTTAATTGATTTAACGGCTGCTGCTAATTCTTCTACTGCTGCTACAACGGACTTGCTAACTTCGTTAACAGACGCTTGTACTGTTTCAACAGCCTTTGCTAAGTCAACTTGTGCAACTTCTTGTGCAGGAGTGGCTTCTGTATTTTCAGATTTAACAACTTCTTCAGAAACTTCTTTTGCTTCTTCAGCAGCAGGTGCTTCTTCAGCAGCAGGTGCTTCTTCAGCAGCAGGTGCTTCTTCAGCAGCAGGTGCTTCTTCAGCAGCAGGTGCTTCTTCAGCAGGTGTTTCTTCTGGACTATCAGACTTTACAATTTCGTCTACAACGACAGTCTCACTTTCTGTATTTACAGTTTTTTCTACTTTTGTTTCTGCAACAACTTCTGTTGCTTCAACTTGTTCTTTTTTTGCCATATTCTTCCCTCCTTCATTAATTTGATCAGTCTTGGATTTTTGTCCAAGTTCTGTGTCCTGTGACTTAAGTAAACCTTTTATCACAGAAACCTTATCTACATCGTTTGATTCTACGAAACCAACCCAGGCTTCATCATTACGAGGATCTTCTTCTTTTGAAAGTCTAATTGTTTGATATTCTTTTGACCAGTAAACATTTTCAAATAATGTTTTTGTGATCATACCTTCAACAGTATTTATACCATTTGAGGCTTTTTGAATTGAAAGAATATTTGCAAATTGATTAGCAGGATTATCTACTAATGAGAGTTCATGGAGGTCATAGTCTTTAATAACACGAATCTCTTTATCCATTTCGGAGTTGTACGCTTTGTCTGAATCATTGATACTGCCACCAATAGAAAAACCAGTAAGAGTACCATCAAGAACTTTTTCCCAAGTATCTTGAGCACCTTTAGAAATGTATGCATCTACGTATACTCCATTGTAAAATTTTTCTTCTTCTTTGTTATAAAATTGATCTGATTTGAAAGACACAACCTTGCCTACTGCAATTGGCATGTGCATTTCTCTTAAATTGCCACGAAAGCGTTCAAAGGCTTTTAGGCTAACGTCTGTTGGCACAATGTCTGCTTGTTTGTCGACATTATCAAGTGTTGCAAAACCTGAAACGATTCTGCGTTCTTTGTCTACTTTTGCAATTGGCATAGACAACGTAATGTTGTCTTTTTCTGAGTGCCAAAATGCTTTATGCATGTTAGTCATACTAGTTCCATTATATAATGTGTTTTAAGGATCTTTAAAATTTATAACAACTATTGACTTGATCTACCTTCGCCTTGTGCATTTCTGCCAGACGTGGTTGATACAGAGTCGCTTGCGTTATCTGTTCTTTGTTGATCCCTCATCCTATTTCCACTTGCTTGTGCTGCTATCTCAGCCCTTGCTTGTGAACCTAGAACTATTGGTTCTTGACCACCTGGACGAACAGGATAACCAAGTCTTTCACGAACTTCGTTTGGAACCAATACCTGCATACGTAGGTATCTTTCGTCAATCTGACTTTGTGTTACTTCGTCTGTCAGAGTGAGTTCGTTAAGTTTAAATTGTAGCATATCTGTTTCTTCTTTAATGATTTTATTAATAACCTTTTCAAGGTTTCTTTGTGCTGGTCTGGCCACTTGTTCTTTAAAGGTACGATCTGAGGATAAGGCTGATGCAATTGATACCCCAGCACCTCCACCTACTTTAGAAAATGGAACTTGATGAGCCATTAAGATATCATCACGATTTGACTTACGATACTTTTCAAATGATCCATCTTGAATACCACTTTCAATGGCTTTCATATCAAACTCTACCTTATTATCTGGACTATCTCCAGGAAGTGGGATATAAAGTGTTCTATGGTTTTGACCACGAAGTCCTGATTGTAAGAATCTAAATAACTTATCTTCTGCATCAACAGATAGTTTTGCACCTTTTAGGGATACTATATATCTTGGAACTGCTTTGTTTTCAAAGTAATCAATATTATACTTACCCGCCAAATTATCTCCAACCATTGAGGTTGCGGCTGCTACGGTATCTGGAACACCATAGTATGATGTTTTTGGTGAGTACTTTTTAATATGGATTAATTCGTTTGGTCTTCTATCTGTGGTTATAGGGTTTTGATCTTCTATACCTTGAAAGTTTCTAAAGAATACAACTCTTTGGTTTACAATTTGAATGTATCCATCACGCATTCTTCTAACACGAATTGTTGTGGCTGGGATATGTCCAACGTAACCAATGTCTCCATTTACTTTACGTCCAATTTCAATATATCCGTTTCCAATTGATTCAACATCTGTGTATACTTTTTCTAGGATATGACTAAATGTGTCTTCATCATTTAAACTTTCTAACCATTCAGCCATAGATGCTTTTGATCTTTGAATTTTTCTTTGTGCTCTCATTAATGATTCTTCTGAATCTGCATCTTCAAGTCTTGCCATTGTAGAATCCGTTACTTCAAAAGAGTATCCAAGTCCTACTATGTTTGATACCTTTGCATTAACGGCAGCATGGTTAGCAAATGAGTTTTCGTAAAAGTATGCTAGTTCATCTAGGTTGTATGGTGGTACTACAACGTCATAAAGGCCATAAGCGGTAACAAGATCCATTTCTGGGAATAGTTGCTTTGATCCACTATCTTCTTGCCCCATAAAGGCTTTATTTAAGTTTCTAGACGCTCTTCTTTTAAAGTTACTATCTAGTCCGTCATAAGATTTTGCTATTTCAGCATCTATCATAAAGTCATCTGATTTGATAGATTTTTCCATTTTGTCTAAATTATCTATTCTTGCAATAGATTCTAATTGCTCATTCTCCATTTGCTTTTAAACCTTTCTCTGCATCCATCCATGCTCCAATGTCTGTTTCACTAGCGATGTATCCTTCTTTCATTCTACCTAGTTGTTCTGAATGTTCCATATCTGAAACTCTTCTTACCCCTGGCATAAAAATAACCTTTCCTTCTGGTGCTCCATAGTAACGTGCTGCTTCTTTTACTTTAGCCATCTTTACTAAATCGTATTGATCACCTGGAATGTTCATAACGTTGCCTCTTCCATCCCCAAATGCTTTTCCATTGTGGTTCATTTGCCATACATATAGGCCATATCTTTGTTGTTTTTCAAGAACTGTTAACTTACTATTACCATCTTTTGGGTTTTGTGGCTTTTTCATATACATAATTGTACCACATTAAATCAAATTATACAACTTTGCCTTCGTACAATATCCAATCTGCATTACTTAGTATTCTAAATGAGTCAGAATTTAAAGATAGAACTGAAGTATCATTAATTGTTGCTCTAGATAAACCAAAAAGTGACTGATGAATCTCTTCTCCATTAACGGTAAAGGAGATTATATCTTCAGTTAACCAGACTTCTCTCCAGTTATAGTTAGTCCAACTATTCCAAGAGTTGTTAACAACAGGGTCATTTGGTCCAGGAACGTCAACAATAGTAGATTTTATATCATTCCAATCTCTAGCATCAATAATGCTACCAAAGATAGTTGCTGATTTATTAAACATTGCAATATTGTTATAAACGAATCCTTCATATATTTCAAATTGTCCTGTTTGGCTATTTAGGCTTATATCTTCAGCAAAGGCTATGATTATAGATGTCCAATTTAGTGGTTCTATTACTGGATTAGTTACTACCCTTCCATTTTGATAGAATATAGAATTTGTATCTTCTAGGCCTGTTTCAACATTGTAAAGTTTTAAGGTACCTCTTTTATTTCCTGTTTCTGTTTCCATGTATATATCTAATGTTGTTGAAGAGGTTTTTATTCTTCCCACTTTTGTTCTTTGATCAATAGTATAGTCTTTGTTGTACATTAACCAAAATTGAATACCCCCCAAAGTATACTCTGGAGACTTTTGATTATTTATAGGTATTGTTAATCCACGATCACCTTGTATATCGTATGGTATTACCGATATGCCTGAATCTGAAGTTAGATGCATGTATGGGGTAGAGTCTTTATAGATCTTGAAAGGGTTTCTTGTTTTAAATACATATGCATCATCTAGTCTATGGAATGGGTATATCTTATTTCCTGTTCTTGTATTGATTGGATAGAATGATTTTTCATCATAGGCTAGGGATGAATAAGACATGTTTTTAAGTTTAACTGACTTGTTTAATATACCCTCGGTTTTTAGTTCTATGTGTGTGGTTATGTAATAGTCTTCAAAGTCTACTTGGTCTTTTGGAGGGAATATAATTGTTCCATCTACTACTTCAAATTTTGTATTTACAATTTGACCATAGGTATAGTTATCAACTTCTAAGATTCTATTTTCTTTAATTGCTTCTGTGCTTATATAATCAGTATATGGTTTTTTACCTACCGAAGCATAGTCTTGAATAGTAATATAAGTACTTACCTTTAAGGCAGTATTTTCAGTTTCTGTTGGTAAACCTGTTGTAACCACTGGAGATGTATGATCTATATTAAATTGCAACATATCTAAATCGTAGTAATCATTCTGTCCTTCATCTTTTACCTGTTTAGCAAAATAACTAAATGGAATAGAGTCTTCCCAATATCCAACACACCCAATGTCTTCTACAAGGGCATCTTGTGTTTTAATAATATGATGTGTATAGTTTCCAACATACTTAATAATGTAAGTATCTATGTCCGTACTAAATGTTCCATCTTGATCAATATAGTTTAGCAAGTCTTTGTTTGTAAATAGTTTATTATTAAAGTTTGTTTTATATATTCTTCCTGTAAATGTATTTCCTTCAAACCCGCCAATATTTAAAGATAGATTTTGTGGGCTTGCAAAAAAGTTTCCAATCAAAGATGAGTATGTTGAGTTTAATGTGTCTAGTTCTATTCCAGCAATAAAGTCTGCACTAGCACTTACTTCTTTATTTACTAACAAAACTTCGTTATAGTAGTAGTTTAATCCATCTGTATCTAACTCTATTCTAAAATTATTAAAACTTACTTTACTTGTAAACTGCATAACAATTTCTGGCTCTGCTGGTAATTGATCTGGTGCTCTAAAAATTGAAAATATAGATTTAACTGCTGAGTCTGTTGGGTTCATTGAGTCAAAGTATATTGATCCATTTAATTCGTTGTATAAATCATTTGGCTTTAATTTAATAAATGTATAGTCTCCATCTTGTAAAATTAAGTTATCATATAAAGGATCTGCTGCTGCAAGAATCCTCATTGTTTGCCAATCGTTGTTTTTCCAATATTCCCAAGTTCTTTCATTTACTTCTAGCCAAGTTCTGTAATCTACTGATAAATCAAAAATTGCTAAGTCTTCTCCTACGTAAACAAATTCTGGAAGAGTATAGTTTGGAAATGATAAAAATTTAGAATTAGACTCTAGGTTATTAAAAAATCCAGCGTTCCATCCTGTCATGTTTGGGTAATTAATAGTTGAAGAATAATTAGCAAATGGAAAATCTATATAAACTGATTCTCCACCAAAGTTGTTAATAATGTTTTCAACGTTAACAACTCCTTGTCCAGATACATATTTTTTCTTTGCCAACTGGTTTGGGTATATGTATGGATAGATTGCAAAAGAATCTATTTCAAATGGATTAATATTATCATTACCGTAAAATGCTAACCAGTCTTCTCTTGGAAAAGGAAAGGATATATATTCTTGATCTATTTCAATAGATATAACTGTATCTCCATTAATTAAAACACTAAAGTTGTCTTCGTTATATCTTAAATGAACTAGCATTGGTCTAAACCATTTACCAATATAATGAGACTTTGTATATCTTCCAATTCTAATTGTTAAAAATTCTTCTTCAACATATAAACCATCATTAGAGGTTAATGGACCAAATATTCTTATTGGTGTAGATGAGTTTGTATAAAGTCTTAACCAAAATTCAACACTATACTGTTTATTAATTCCCGCCCTGTTTAAAAATCCTTGCCCAGGAAAAACTATAGATGGAACCCCTTCTGTAACTGATTGATATATCTTAGTAACGTTATCTGAACCAAAAGCCATGGGTAATCCATAATTTACTGCAAGCATTTTATTATTGTCTACAAAGTAATATCCACTTTTTCCTTCTAGTAATCCATAAGCGTCTGCTACTACAACTTTTAATCCAAGTGGATCTGCGTTTGGTATTAAAGAATTTAAAACTGAATCGGCTAAGTTAGTTGGTATTACTCCAGTGCTTTCAGAATGAAAAACTTCTGACCACTGACCTATCGATAAAGCGTTAACCTCAACAGCATAATCATTTCCAATAATATTTCCAGAATAGTAAATTTTTAAATATCCTTTTACAGAGTCTTTTAATGGAAGATCAATGGTGTGTGTTGCTTTTAACCATTCTTTTTCTCTTGCTGTAATTTGACTAATACTATATTCATAATTTTGTTCATTGTTGTTTTTATAGGCAAATCCTATTTCAATACTTTGAATAGCGGATTCAAAAGCATACAAAAATGCAGATATTGTTACAGTAGTTTTATCTTGATCTTTTGTTAAATCTAAATTTAAATTAGGACTTAAAAAGTCCATATATTGAGGAGATGCTGTAACTGGTATAACCATTGATGATATTTCATTTGGAAGTGGCTTGTTTCCAGCAGAGTCTAATCCTACTAACTCATCTGAATTTCCCAATTCCCAATTTAGGATATTTTTGTGAGTTTGATCGAGTAAGGATATAAAGGATAGTTCATCATCTAATGACCACAGAGCAAGTGGGTGTTCTGAAAATGCTCTAGATGCAAATAGATTAGAGATTCTTTGTGACATGTTTACCTCTAATCTATTTTAGCATGTTAGGACTTTGTGATGTCTACTATTTCACATTCCCCTGCAACGCAGGATAGTTCTTGAGATCCAGTAGTTCCGTCTTCTTTTTCATAGAATGAAAGCATTTCCCATTGAATATTAGAAGGCATCTTATTTAACCATTGTTCATATTCTTCTTTTAATACCTCTTGATATGGGGCTTGTTTGTAAGTGTGTTCGCTGGCTGGTAAAAATGATACTCCACCGATTGAATCAAAGTTATCAAATACCCATGCTCCAACTCTTAACCATTCATCTTCGTGGACATTGATTGTTACACTTGGGTTGTGTTCTGTCCAATGTGTTCTATAAGTTTTCCACATTTCTAAATGATCAATTGCTGTTAGGTCCTTAGTTATTGTTGCATTCTTTGGAGCCTTTTGTGGAAAATAAAATACAGTAGTTTGATCTGGTTTCATAATATCTGGTTCATTTGGAATACCAGAATCTTTTAAGAATTGTGTTAATGGATCATTGTTTGATCCACGTACGCTTCTAATGTAATATTCTGAATACCAAGGATGAATGCCACTTGATACACCAACTAGTTGACTTACTGTTCCAGATGGCTTAACACAAGTAATAGATGCTGAAGGATTAATGTTTAATTTCTTTGCTTCTCCTTGATTTGTTTTTACTGCTTCTAATCTCATGTCGGTTAATAATTGTTCTAATGCTTTTCCAGCAGTAGATGTAATTTTATTTCCATAAATTCCTGTTAAGGAAACTCCAAGAAGTCTTTCTTCTTCACAGTTATCTTTCCAAGATTTACGAATATATTTGAAATCGGTAAGTGTTGATTGCCATGTTCCAAGTATTGTTGCCAATCTAACTTTTTCTAACAAATCTTCTTTTGTGTCTTCTGCAGAAATAACTACTTCTGTTAAATTACAAAATTCGTTCGGACGAAGAATAATTTCTCCACATGGGTTTGTTCCTGCTACTAATGAAGCATCTCTGCGACCAAATGATTCAACGTGTTTGCGAACAGAATCCATATTAAAGATTCCACGTTCTCCAGATTTTGATTCATAAAGATTTCTCCACTCACGTAAGAATTGTGCGGTGTTTGGTTTGTTGTGATACACAGCAGAGTTGTTTGCTAAAGATCGTTGTGATTGAGTTTCCCACCATGATCCGCTTTTTGCTTTTGCCATTTCAAAGTCATCAAGATTTGAAAGACTAATTAATGCACTACGGCGTACTCCTCCTACAACAACAACTTCTCCAACTTTACACATTAAGTCATGTGCTTCAATTGATTTTAATTTTCTACCTGCTGCATTTCTAAATGTATCAACAGTAAACATAAATAATGCATTAAGAGGTCCTGGTCCTGAAGCACGACCACCAAAAGTTTTTAGTCTTGCACCTGATGGACGAACTTTAGACATATCCCAATTTGGAATTTGACCTTGATACAGTAAAGCAATTAATTCTTTAAACGCTTTTGCCCAACCAAGTTTAGAATCTTCTACAACAATAGTTGTTGCTGTTTGATTAAATGATTCTGCAACAATTGGAAGTTCGTTTACATATTTTGCTTCAACGCTAAATCCAACTCCTGTACCATTCATCAAAATGTACATTGCTTCGTCAAATGATCTTGGACTATCTACTGCGATAAAAGAACAATTGTATGCACCGATGTGATCACGTTCTAATGCTGGACCTGCAGTCATTAATGCTCTCATTGAAGGCATTACTTTGTGATTTAAAATTGCTTCTTTTACTTCATCAAATATTTTTGCATTTGGGCTATAGCCATAGTTCAATACTAAATGGTCTTTCATAAAATTCATCAATCGAGAAACTGTTTCTACCCAGGTTTCTCTTCTGTTTAAATCTGGTACCCATCTAGCGTACCTAGAAATATGAATAAAGTTTTTGTATGGATCGGTGATTGATCCGTTTTCGTTAATAAATGACAAAATAAACACGTCCTTTTGATTTGTGGGATAATAGTATTCTACACGAGTTTATGAAAGGAGTCAAATAAATGTTATCAATACAGGAAGTGAATTATTTCACAAACATTGTAAACAAGAATCTTGCTAGTAGGGTTCAATGTCCACTAGACGTTTTGGGTAAGGGTCACTTTACATATTCAAGGGTAGATGATAATATGGAAGTATATTTCAGGTGTACTGACTGCGATGCAGATTTCAGACTTGGTATAGATTCAGAAAAATATATCAAAGATACTATTGACAAAGAGTTAAATCAAAGATAAAATTAAAGGGTGGATAGGGCGGGAATAGATTAAATATATATAATATAAATAAATAATATATAAATAATATAATAAATATATATAAATATATAATATATGGTCAATAGCACAAAGTGCTAAAAATGTCAAGTTTTATAAAAATACTAAAAATGTTGACTTATATTGCTTTTATGGGTTATACTAGATATACCTATTTCTTCTGGGAGGTAACTTGATGAAGAAAGTTTTATTATTTTTATTGTTATTTATTGTTATAGGTACTTATATAAATCGACTGGATAGGTCATATATTCAATACCCCGCAGAACCGTTAGTGGTCGTCCCAGAAGGACAGACCACTTCAAGTGTTTTAGGGGCTGTACAAGCCGCTAGAGAGTCTTCTAGTGCTGTTGCAGCAAGATCTAAGGCTAGATTTGAAGATCCTAAATCAGACGCTGCTATTGCTGCGTACCAAGAATATTTAAAAGATATAGTTCCTGAAAGAGAAGAACTTTGTTATTTTAATATTGTTGACAAAGAAAGTAAATGGAATCCTCATGCTCAAAATTCTAGATCAACAGCATTTGGTATTGGTCAATTTTTAAATAGTACTTGGGGACTAGTAGATTCTAAAAAGACTAAAAATCCTTATGATCAAATAGATGCAATGGTTGAATATGTCAAGGTTGTTTATGGTGATGGCTGCAAAGCCTGGGATTTCAGATACCGTAACGGCTGGTACTAGTTTTTCTTTTTAAATATTAAAGAAGCATTACTAGTAGCATTTTGATTAAAGGCTCTATCGTAATATGTTTTATCTTCTGATCTTTTTACTGTTGACTCTTCTTGAAATTTAATAAACTCTGGATTATAAAATCTTACTATACCCTCGGCTACTAAAACGGACCATTTGGCTGTATCTATCGTTTCGTTAAGTCTACCTACCCTAACCACTAAAGTCGGCTTATTTGCCTCTCCCTGGGCTTTTTTGGGGTATTGAGAAAGTATACCCTCATTCTTAAAAATATCAACTATAGTCTTACCTAAATTAATAATATCTTCATTATCGTCATATACTAAAATATCTAAACCTTTACTACCCCCAGCCCAATCTTGGGTGAGTATGATTTGTAGGTCAGCCTGATCTTCATAAATGGCCATACGATGTCCACTATTTTTTCTTAAAAAGTTATTAATGCCTAAAGCAAAATCTTTTAATTCTTCTGGATGACTAATAAATATTTTGGCCATGTATTAATTATAACGCAAGAATTTTATCAAAGACTTCTTCCCAGTCAAGTCCTCTTTGTTCCATACTAAATTGTTCTTTAACTATTTGTCTATTTCTAAGTCTTTCTTCTTTTCTTACCTTTGGATCTAATAGTTCTTCAGCATGAGATACCCACTCTTCTTGAGTATTGGCTATTCTTCCTACCCCTTTTTCTGCAAAGTAACTGTACTCTGGAGATGGGCTTGCTATGAAAGGAATTCCCGCAGCAGCATACTCTAAACCTTTAACAAAAGACTTAGCGTCATTAAACTCTACATTGTTTAATGGAACAATACCAACATCTATCTTTCTAAACATTTCTGGATAAGTCATAATTGGTTTCATTGGTTCATGGCTAAAAAGAGAAGGATCTATTCCTATTTGATCAGATACTTTTGGTGCATTTACAATGCTTCCAGAATGATGAAATTTAACATGCCTATCTTTTATAAATTGTCCAAACAATGGATTTAAAATCTCTAAGTCATTACTACGCCACGGAGTTGCACCAACCCAACCATAAGTTGGAAGGTGTCCAGAATGATCATTTCTTATCTTCCATCTATCTAAATCAATACCGTTACGAACTAGGTATATTGGTTTACCAGGATGTTTCTTTTCATAAAACTCTTTTAAGAAAGGGGTAGAAGTAATTAACGCTGTAGCCTTTTCAATAATCTTTAAATAATGATCTCTATTATTTTTAGGATTCTTTTCAGGACTAGTCATAGTATGAGCAAGATTTGTTTTAGCAAGACCTTCCATATGGTCATCTAAATCAACTACTATCTTTTGTCCCATTGCTAATGCTTTATCTACTTGTTCTACTACCCTGTCAATCATAATAAGTTTTAAAACAACTATATCCCAACCATGTATTGCTTTATTGTCAGGAATTAAAATACCAAAACCATGATCATCATTAAAACCAGGAAAACCCATTCCTGTTTCATATTTATCTTTTTTTAATTGTTGCATTGGTAGATAGCATCTATACCAAGCACACCCATTAGGTTGAAGAGGTTGAGTTCCAAAAGACCAATCATAGGTCAAGAACGATATTGTTGGTTTTGCCATTATCTACTTTCTATAAAAAGAGGGAGCAGTATTTAAACTACCCCCTCAATTGTATCAGGACTTATTTCTTTTTGGAAGCCTTTACTGCTACCGCACCAATACCGAATTTGGTATCTCTTGGATTTACTGCACGGATTACAACCCATGCTGCTGCTGCAACTGCTGAATTTAGGATTGTGCCTAGGGCATCTCCTGATAAAGCAGAAACATCTGCACCTGAGTCCACAAATTGTGTAACTAGTGCAATTACGAAAGCGTTTAGAGCAGACTCTAATACTTTCTTATTTAGTAATGATTCCATTAGTATCCTCCTTTAGGATATCTTGTTATGTATATTATATACCCTTCAAGGTACTTTAGTCAAACTTTTTCTTATGCCACATAGTTTTTTTATAGGCACCAGATAAAACTTTACTTACCCTCCACTGCATATCCCTATAAAAATTACTATCTTCTACCAATTCTGATTTCCAATTTTCACGCTTAAAAGGTAATATTTGAACAATAGGAGTCCCAGCAGGAACCAACCCTTCAAAAGTATTACTAAAGAACACAGGATGGTTTCCACCAGCAATTCCAGATTCTGCATCTACAATTCCAGTCAATGTAACAAAAGGAAGATCAAATCTATTATGTGGATGAGAAGCAATTAAACTATATCCAGGAGGAGTCTGAATTCCCCAAGGCATAGACCAAGTAAATTGATTACTGTGACATCCTAATGGTGTTGGTAAAAGTTTAGCAACTTCAGGGTTTCTCATTGACACAGGAGGAAAAGATTGATCAAACCAAGTTATTAATGGACCACTTTCTTCTTGTTTAATATAAATGTCACACCAAAGTTCGAGGGTATATCCAGAAGATAATGAATCTAAAAATGGTATACATAACTTAATATCCTTCTCAGGTATCCTATTATGATCTAATTTAAACTTATCCCCATTAATCCAAGCCTTAGAATCTTTATACCAATCAGGAATATATTTTTTAGAAGGAACATATGGGGCAATAGAAGTATTAACAAAAATATCTTTAGAAAAGAATTTAATTTTTTTACTCAAAATAGTCCTAACCTTGATAATATTTTATCAGAAATAGGCTAATATGTCAATCGTTAATTGAACCTGTTTTATTTGCTTTCCAAGTATCTATTTTTGTTTGAATTTTTTCCCATGTCCAAGTACCTTCAATGCTTCTAGGTATACTTAATACTTCCCAATGAGCATTAACATTTTCAGTTACATTTTCATTATAAACAATATCAAATCTTTGAAATTCGTATTGATCTACCCAAAAAGCCAAAGATGGTAATTCTGAAACTGTAGCACCTAAACTAGTCAAAACAGATTGTCTATTTTCTTCTATAGATTCAGTCCAACCAAAAGGAATACCTATAATATTTTCTGATTTACTTGCTAAAAGAGAATCTGCATCTCCGTAAACATTGTAAAAAAAGTATGAAAGTGTTTTATCAGTAAAGTCGTATGTCATGATGCAACTATGGACAGTTTACGTGCTGTTCCACTTCCCCCTCTATGGGTTCCACCACTTGAAGTTGGAGTTGGTCCACTATCTGTTCTTGCAAAAATTGTAATAGATCCACCACCACTTCCTCCACCTGGACCATTTGGAGCATTAATTCCACCGTCTACACCATTTGAAACAACAGAACCTGCTCCTGAAAAAGTTCCATCTACAAAAATAATTATAGTTCCACCAGTTCCAGATCCACCTGATCTACCATCTCCATGATGTCCACATCCACATCCACCAGGGTTTCCAGCACCTCCACCAATTGAACCATTTCCGCAAGCACCTTGACATCCACCAGGCCCACCATTTGCAGTACCAGGATTTCCGTTATGAAAATCAGAACCCCCAGATCCACCAGTTCCTCCTGTATAAGAAGTACCAGCAGTTCCAGCAGCACCAGAAGCAGCAAATCCATTAGATCCGTGACCTCCACCACCACTTTGTCCAGCAGTACCAGAAGAATTTGAAGCAGCACCTGCAGCAGGAACTTCTGGATTACTTACACCACTATATGTTCCATTTGCTAAACGAATTGTTCCAGCAGCCAAATTACTTCCACCACTTGAAGAATGATTTGCTCCTCGTGATGTCATAGAAATACTTCCATTTAAAGTTAAATTTCCTTTAACATACATGCATAAAAATAATTTACGAACTGAAGGGGTAAAAGTAATACCATTATTAATAGTTAAATTATTATCAAAAATAACAAAAGCAGATCTGCTATCTTGTGTTACTGTAAAATAATCTGTTGCGGTAAAAGAAGATATTGTATGAGCACCTTTAACTACTCTATAATCATAAACTCCAAGAGATACACCATTTACAACTAAGTTTCCACCACTTGTTGGAATTGTAGCAACAGAAGTAGTCATTGATTTTGTCATTGTTAATAAATCAGTAGTAGTTACATCTCCGCCTTTAAAGCGTCTTCCTGCTGATGTTAATCCATAATTTCTTGCAGCGTCTCCACCGACTGCTGATAATATAGGCATAAATTCCCTTCTTACTTAAACTGACTCTGTGAGCCAAATACTGAGAATGTGGCGTCACCTGTTTTAATTATAGTATAAGAATAAACATCTGTACTTGATGCGTTGCCCGCTGACGGAGCGTCTCCGCCTTGGTACTTAGGTGTTAAAGCATTGCCGTCAACTGTAACTGCTGTTGGGTAATATGCTGTTGTGCCTTGTGGAACCATGATTGCACAAGTGATTGCATCTCCTGTTGTTAGTATTGAGTTTAGTGTAGTAGATGCATCACCTCTAAAGTTAAATGTCCAGTTTGCAGCAGCGTTTGAAGTAAAGTTTTTAACAGTTGTTGAAATTAAATCTATGTTTGTAGTTCCTGATGCTGATGTAGAAGATATGCTAATTCTTTCTTCTGGTGAAGCCAAGATACCAGCATTGATTAGTGGAGTTGTTAAAGTTTTGTTTGTTAAAGTTGTTGTGCTTGTTGCAGAAACAGATTCTACCCAAGTAGCACCATTATAAACATATCCAGCACTTGCACCAGTTAAGTAAACCTCAACTCCTGCAGTTGGTGATGTTATTGCGGCATCTCTTGCTGTTGAGTCAGCAAAAATGTTAATACCTCTTAAAGCATTTAGTTGTCTTGTGAATGATCCAGATCCAGTTACGTTGAGGAAGTTTGCACTTCCGCTTCCTACTGTTAAGTTTGAAGAGTTAGTGGTTGCTCCAGTAACAATTAAAGTTCCACCAATTGTTGTGTTTCCAACTATTGCAGCAGATCCAGATAAGGATACGTTTCCAGTAAATGAGGCTGAGCCACCTACTGATAAGTGTGTTGTTGTGGTTAATCTTCCAGGTGTGATTATTGTGCTTGGAAGGCTTACAGTTACGGTTCCTACAGAACCAGATGCTGTAATTTGATTTGCTGTTCCTGTTAAAGCAACAACTTCTGATGCTTCAAGTTCAGCAATACGATCGTCAAAATCTTTTAGGTTTCCAAATACGCTTTGTGCTGCTGGTTGACCTGTTCCATCATAGTTGTCAATTCCGTAGTGAAACAACATCATTGCTTCTTGAATATTCGCTGTATCAGTTAGCGAAGGAATTTTTAAATTATATTCTTCGCCTGGATAACCAGACACATCGTGGATTAGAATACCAGCCATTTATACTATCACCTTTTTAAATTATATCATATTTAAACATGATGTTTATACTGGAGAATAAGAGCATTG